ATAGCACACGACAACAAAAAAGCTGACATGGTCGCTTTTGTATCAAAAAGATTACCTTTCTTTAATAGAAAGGATATTACTATTGTAACCACTGGAACAACGGGAAAACACGTTATGCATGCTGGGATAGAAGACGTTATTAAAGTAAATTCAGGGCCACTTGGAGGAGATGCTCAGATAGCAGCAATGGTTACTGAAGGTGAAATAGATTTAGTTATCTTTTTAAGAGATCCATTAGGCAAACATCCACATGATGTTGATATCAGTATGTTAATGCGATTATGCGACGTTCATGATATACCTCTCGCAACAAATTATAGAACAGCAAGCTACTTAGTTAAATATTTAAAATCTTGTAAATAATGGAAATGTTTTTATTTAAACCGGATAATTATAAAGAATGGTCAGATAGCGCTATTAAAAAAATAATAAAAGTTGTAGATTCATGTATCAGTGATGACCATTTAGACTCTGCTAAACAAATGATAGATCATTTTATTTTAATGCTTGCCTTAAATGAAACTTACTCAGAAGAAACTGTACAAGATATATCAAAACAATTATATTTATATTTAAATATTAAAAAATCTAATATATGAGTTCTAAAACAAAAATAGGATTTACAGCAGGAAACTTTGATCTATTACACCCTGGCTATATTTATACATTTGAAACTGCAAAACAACACTGTGATCACTTCATAGTTTTTCTACAAATTGATCCATCTGAAACAAGATTCACGAAATATAAACCAGTAATACCTTTATATGAAAGATATAAAACTTTAATGGCAATACAATACGTTGATGAAGTTATAACATATCAAACAGAAGAAGATCTAATTAAATTAATAAAATTCTATAAACCTGATGTTAGAATTTTAGGAGAAGACTATATTGGTAAAGGATTTACAGGAGATGATTTACCCCCTAAGGTAATTTATACAACGCGATCACATAACTGGTCAACTACTAAACTCAAGGATTTAATTACAATGCAAACTATTAAGCAAAATCCTGAAATAGTAGATAGAGCTAAGAATGAAAAAGAACAAACGTCTCACCAAAGATTAATGTTAGCAATTAGAGATCAAATTGCACAACATGCTGAAGGTAATTTAACTGAGGCACAATATAAATCAGCAATTAAAGAATTATTAGAAGAATCATGAGAATAATCGTAACAGGAGGACTTGGATTTATTGGATCATCTTTTGTAAATTTATTAAACAGAAGAATACCAAACGCTAAGATAGTTATTTTAGATAAAATGACGTACGCTGCTAATCCTAACAATATAATTAAACCAACAAGTATCATTAAAAAAGATATATGTGATGTGACTCCTGATGATTTAGGATCTTATGACTATATTGTACATTTCGCCGCAGAAAGCCACGTTGATAACTCTATTAAAAATGGAAGGCCATTTGTTAGAACTAATGTTGAAGGTACTTTTAACTTATTAGAGTGTGCAAGACAAAACCCTGATCTTAAAAAGTTTATTCATATTTCAACAGATGAGGTTTATGGAGATATGGCAGATATTGGATTACTAGCAGAAGCAAATGAAGCATATAGTTTATCAGCATCTTCATATTATTCAGCAACAAAAGCTTCAAGTGATTTATTAGTTGAAGCAGCGGGTAGAACCTTTGGTTTACCATATTTAATTACAAGAACTTGCAATAACTATGGAGAACATCAAAATGAAGAAAAATTCATTCCTAAAATAATGAAGTCAATTGCCAATGATTTAACAATACCAGTATATGGAGATGGTAAGCAAGTTAGAGAGTGGATTGATTGCGAAGACAACGTACAAATTATATATGAACTTATGTTATCAGATCTAGAAGGTGAGGTTTATAACATTGGCTCTGGAGAGAGATATGAAAACATAGAAATTATAAATATGATCGGAGAAATGTTAGGAAAAACTCCTAAGTTTGAATTTGTTAAAGACAGATTAGGGCATGATCGTAGATATGCAATAAACTCAACTCGAGTTAGAGAAATATTCTCAGATTGGGAAACTCTTTCATTTCAAGAGTTTTTATTAGAACAAGTAAATACATTAAAATTAAAACAAGAACAATTATGAACATTAAATTAATTAAAATGCTTAAGTCATCAGCAGAAGCTGATAAAGCAAAAGCTCTTTTATCCTTAGATTTATTAGGAAATAAAGGAACAGGTATTGGAGACCACTCAACTGGAGATTTTTATACTAACGCTGAAGAAGCACTGGCAATGTTAGTTGATGCAGATGATAGATTAGGGGCTATTGAAAAATACTTCCCAGCAGTTGAACAACTTTAAAAAAGTGAATATTTTTTAAAAATAAAGGCCCAAACATTTTTTTGTTTGGGTTTTTTTGTTTATATTAGTAGTATAATTATGGAAGAAAAAAGCAAAAAATTAAAAGAAGTAAACCTAACACTGCAAGAGTGGTTAGACGCTTTACGTATGCCTACTCCCGTAAGAAATAAAAAGAAATACAGACGTACAAAGAAACATAAAAACAAAGGTGATGAGTAACAGAACATTTACATGGTGGAGACGCTTTCATTCTCCAATAAAGTTAAAGAAGAATCAAATGTGGAAAGGATATCCTCAATTACTACAGAGAATTGAATTTGGAGAATTTGAGTACTGTCATCTTTCTGAAGAATGTCTTTTAGAAGAAGAGCTATATAAACTTGAAGAAATAGAAATTCGTAAAGAACTTGTAAGATCTGACGAAGATGCAATACAAGAAAAATTATTTGATCGAAGAAAGCTTAAAAATAAAAGAGTAAAGCTTATGATGCAAGCTCATTTAAAAAAAGAACATGAAATATTAAAAAGTCTTAAGGAAAATCTATGTAAAGAATTTAATATGTCAAATGAATTTATCAATAACTTCTTTGATACCTTCGATGGAGACACACGTCAATTATATTACTGTCTAAGAGCAGTTGCTAATAAAAAACCTATTCCATCTAATATCGATATAGATAAATATCCTAGAGCGTTTGTACAGCAACCTAGACATGTGTTAAAACATGAACATCGTGGATTAAATAAAATATGGAAAAAAGTAGTAAAACAAAATAAAATTTGGAATGCGTATGGAATCACAGATTAAACCTTATTTAGTTTATTTTTATCCTTATGAGGATGATCGTTTTTTTGAAAAGTCAAAAAAGCCTCAAGACCATGTTTGTTGTGTAATGGCATCTAGTCAAAAAGAAGCCATGGCCAAAACAGAAATAATAGCCCAAAATAATGGGGTTAAGTTTGTTAAGTTTATGGGAATTGGAACAGGAAAAGAAGAGTGGGTAAACGAACATGAACCTCTTAGAGATTATGGAAGAGGACCAAGAAAATAAAATATATAAAAAAAATAAAAATTAAACAATGTCAACAAAACATCCCTGGGAATATAAACAAGAAGTTATAAAAGATAAAGCTAGTAAAGAAGAATTTCAAAAACTTATAGACAAAATTAAGAATAAAGAAGATCAACACAAGTCAGATATGTTTATAAAAAAAGGAACAAAATCCAAAACAAAAAAAACTCAATATCATTTCATTAATGGAATTCCGCATAAGATGGTTGGTGGAAATTGGGTTCCTTTAACTAAAATGTAAACAAAACCGATTATCGAGATATAATACTTAAAATAAATTACATGAAGAGTATATTAGAAGAAGCAAATGACATTGTAAATAATAGAAGTGAAGAAGCAGATAGAAATTATGGTCCTTTTTCTGAAGGAATGGATCGAGCTGCTATGATATTTCAAGGAATGACCGGCCATCCCGTAACCGGCGCTGATATGTTTAAAGCATTAGTAGCACTTAAATTTTCTAGAGAAAGCTACAACCACAAAAGAGATAATTTATTAGACGCAGTCGCGTACATTCAAGGATTAGATAACTACGTTCAGGAGAACAATTCTAAAAACAATGAATGATAAAAGACCTAAAAACCCAATTAAAGTAACTCACCCTAAATATGGTACAGGAGAGGTTTACGAATATTTTGAATTTTACAATGAAGAATTTATGAATATAAAATTTGAAAAGTTAGATAAAGTAATGTACCTTAGTTCAGATTCTATAAAAAAAATATAAATGAAAGTAGCAATAACGTCAGTATTTTCAAACTTAACGTACAATAGTAAAAACCACAGAGGATTAGAGGTAACATACTTTAAAAAGCTTTTAGAAGAAAACAAATATGACGTTGATCTAATTGGTAAAAAAAATAGAAATACAGAAGAATTTGATTTCTATAAAAACTACGCTGACACTGATTGGAATTCTTATGAAGCAGTTTTTATTCAATTAAGTACTGCTAATTTCTTTGGCGGTGTTGTTGGAGAACATACTGAACCAATTGCAAGAGCCCTTGCAGGATATGGTGGTAAAATATATGTTTTAGTAAATGATCCTCGGATCGATTTCTTAAACCCAGTGGATAAGTTAAAAAGATTTAATCTACTTCAAGATCTTAGCTCAGAGTGGTCCGAGATCATTGAGGAAGCAACATATTTATTTCCAGGTAAAGACATTAGTAAATTCTTAGGAAGAACACCTAAAAATTGGCAAAAACTAGATTGGTTTACATATATGTTTAAGCACAGAATGGCTGATAAGTTAAATAATACAAAAACAACAAACGCACTTTTTGATTTTGATGCTCCTAAAAAAGAATGGGATGCCATTTACTATGGAGATAATCGAGCAGCCTTTAGAGAACAACAAGTTCGAAAGTATATGCCACATAGCGAAAAGAGTTTATTAGTAGGTTATAAAACTAAAAAAGTTCCAACGACCTTTGCAAAAAAGATGGAACACTCAGTTTTATTAGATACTATTTCAAAAAGTAAAGCAAGTTTAATATTAGGAGATGATGAACATTTAAATAATGTGACAACATTCCGCTTTTATGAAACTATGGCAAGTGATTGTTTGGCAGCGATCCAAATCGAATACGATCCAGAAATGGAATTAATACAAGACCCTGTATTGCGTGATCAATTATATGTAAAATCGTCAAAGGATGTTGAGAAATTAGTAGCATCTTATTCGGATGATTTAATTGCAAGACAGAAGAAAGAATTAAGAAACATATTTAACAGATTAGATATAACCTTTAAAATAAACAAGTAATGGCAAACATAGATAACGAATGTAAAGACTTAGAAGTAAAAGACTTTTATGATCAGTCAAACACACACTTAGCAGATATCATGGAAAACCAAAAAAAGATGCAAGAGCAGACTTATGGTTTTAACTTTGATGATATGACAATTAGAGAAATTATGGATTTCTGGCACTGTAATACACATGCAGTTGTTGATGAAATTCACGAAATGACCGATGCTCTTGGTGGTATTAAAGATGGTTCTGGAAATGCAGTATGGAAATACTGGAAAAAAGACTTTACAAAATACGATACATTAAAGATTTCTGACATGTCTGAAGGAGACAAAAAAGAATTGTATATGGAATGGGTAGATATTCTACACTTCTTTATTAATTACGCCGCTTCAATCGGGCTAGATGCTAAAACAGCATATAACTATTATTTCGCAAAAGCAGAAGAAAATGTTAACCGTCAGAAAAATAACTATTAATGATATTAGATATCGAACAAAGAGATAGGGATGTCATTGTTTCCTATTACGATACTGAAGGTAAAGTAGCATATAAACAATATCCAATTGCTCAATTCCAGAATTGGTATATATGTGATGAAAAAGAAAAAGGAGTTAGTACTGAATTTAAAAACTGGGATGGAAGGCCTGTTAAATTAGGAAACGCTAGACAATTCAATAAATTTTCATTAAATTATTTTATAGACGGATTACCTGAAAAAGATAAAGAAGAAATTTTAGCATATAATATGCCTAAAACCTATTTTGTCGATATTGAAACCGAAATTGTAGATGGATTTCCTAAAGCTGAAGAAGCTAAAAGTAGAATTTTATCATTCTCAATTATTACACCAGAACGTAAAGCAATTGTATTAGGACTGGAAGATATGGCTCCTGATAAAATTAAAAAGATCAATGATGATACTAATGAGTATTTCAAAGACTTTGATCAGGATTGGGAATTTAAGTATCATAAGTTTAATACAGAATATGATATGGTATATACTTTTTTAATGAAGTTTTTACCTAAATTTCCAATGATGACTGGCTGGAACTTCATAAACTATGACTGGCAATATATCGTAAATAGATGTAAAAGATTACAAATAGATGTTGCTGAGGTAGGTATGACTAAGAAGGTTGATAGAAACGATTCTAGACCTTTACATATTGGTATTTTAGATTACATGCAGTTATATGATAAATATGATCGTAGTGTGAAAGTAAAAGAATCTAATGCACTTGATTATGTTTCTGGTCAAGTATTAAACGTAAAGAAGATTAAATACTCAGGCTCATTACAGGATTTATATAGAGATAATTTCGTTAAATACATTTATTATAACGTGGTCGATTCAGTGCTGGTATACTATATTGATCAAAAGTTAAAATCAATGGAAGTTCTTTTAACTCTTGCAAATATAACAAGAATGCCGCTATATAAAGCAGCTTCTCCAGTGGCAGTCACAGAATCTTTAATGGCAAGAAAGTTAGCAGAACAAGGAATGCGAATAGGAACTGAAAGAAGAGAAGATAGTGAAAAGAATTCTCAATACGCCGGAGCATTTGTTAAAGAACCTATTGTTGGATATTATGAAGGTGTAAGTGCATTTGACTTTGCTTCCCTATACCCATCTATAATGAGACAATTTAATATTTCGCCAGATGCTTATATAGAGCAGGTATATAAGACTGAGGTTGCGGAAAGACGTAAAGACAAAGACGTTATTGTTTGTGATAATGGTGTAGTTTATAAAAAAGATGATAGTATTCTTAAAAAGATATTAACAGATTTATATTCTCAGAGGAAACAATATAAAAAAATGTCGTATGATTATTTTACTAAGGCTGATCAACTTAAAAAAAGATTAAGATAATATAATTATCAACAAGCCCTGCAGACTCTATGTAAATAGATATATAAAATCTATTATCATAGATATGAAGGCCTAACAAGGCCTTTATTAGTCTAAATCAGTAAGCAAAAAAAAATAAAAAAATGGAAAATTCAAATTTATTTATAGAGAGAGTAGAGTTCAAACCGTTTGAATATCCTGAATATTATACGGAAGGTTGGTTAAAACAAGCGCAAGCTTTTTGGCTACACACTGAAATATCAATGCAAGGAGATGTTAAAGATTGGAACGAAAAGTTAACAAAAGGAGAAAAGAATTTAGTTGGGAATATTCTTTTAGGCTTTGCTCAAACAGAATGTGCAGTGAGCGATTATTGGACAACAATGGTAACCAAATGGTTTCCTAAACATGAAATTAAACAAATGGCAATGATGTTTGGTTCTCAAGAAACTATTCACGCAACAGCATACTCTTATTTAAATGAAACATTAGGTTTAGAAGATTTTGCTGCGTTTTTACACGAACCTGCTATTTCAGAAAAATTTGAATTATTAACTTCTACATCAGCCGATTATACACACACTAACTTAGCAGAAGATGATAAAGCACGTAAAGAAGTTGCTAGATCACTTGCTATTTTTTCAGCTTTCGCTGAAGGAGTTTCACTATACAGTTCTTTCGCTGTTTTATATAGTTTTCAAATGAGAAACTTATTAAAAGGTATTGGACAACAAATGAAATGGTCTGTAAGAGATGAATCTCTACATTCTAAAATGGGATGTCAATTATTTAAACAAATGGCAACTGAATATCCTGAGTTACAGGAGGATGTAAAAGAAGATGTTCTTAAAGCAGCTAAATTAATGGTTGAAATGGAACACAAATTCATAGACATGATATTTGAACAAGGAGATCTTGAGAATCTTAAAGCAAATGATCTAAAGCAATTTATTATAAAAAGAGCTAATGAAAAGATTGCAGAATTAGGATATACAAAAGGTCCTTTTATGGAATATGATGAAGATGCTGCAGCAGAATTAGATTGGTTCTATCACTTAACAGGTGGAACAACACATACTGATTTCTTTGCAACAAGATCTACAGATTATTCTAAAGCAGGTGAAGATGAAAACTGGGACGAAGACGAATTATTTTAAAAAGACTAAAACAATATAAAAATGAGTAGCGAAAAAACAAATTATGGAGAATCACAAGGTTGGGAACTTGGTGTTGATTTTCCAACATGGGCAAACACAGAAATTTACGTAAAAACAATAAGCAACGGATATTTATTAGAAGGAGAAACGCCTAAAGACGCATATTGGAGAGTTGCAACAACAGTTGCTAAAAGGTTACAAAAACCTGAAATGGCTTCTAAATTTTATGATTATATTTGGAGAGGTTGGTTAAATTTAGCTAGCCCAGTATTATCAAATACTGGAACTGAAAGAGGATTACCAATATCTTGTTTTGGTATCGATGTTGCCGATTCAATTCATGACATTGGTGCAAAGAATCTAGAGATGATGTTGTTAGCAAAACACGGAGGTGGAGTTGGTATTGGTATAAATCAAATTAGACCAGCAGGTGCAACTATACGAGGAAATGGAACATCAGACGGTGTAGTTCCTTTTTGTAAAGTATATGACTCAACTATTCTCGCAACTAACCAAGGTTCAGTTAGAAGAGGAGCTGCATCAGTTAATATAGATATTGAACATAAAGATTTTTGGGAATGGTTAGAAATTAGAGAACCTAAGGGAGATGTTAATAGACAATCTTTAAATCTTCATCAATGCGTTGTTGTTTCTGATGGTTTCATGCAAAAAGTAAAAGAAGGAGATAAAGAAGCAAGAAAAAGATGGACGGCAGTTATTAGAAAAAGAAGAGCAACTGGAGAACCATATATAATGTTTAAAGGAAATATTAACAGAATGAATCCAGACGCATATAAGCAAAATGGATTAAAAGTTTACATGACTAATATTTGTTCTGAAATTACACTACACACGGACGAAAACCATTCTTTTGTATGTTGCCTTTCATCTGTTAATTTATCAAGATATGATGAATGGAAAGATACTGATTTAATATACACTGCAACTTGGTTTTTAGATGGAGTATTAGAAGAATTTATTCAAAAAGCAAAATATATGCGTGGATTTGAAAACTCAATTCGTTCCGCTGAAAAAGGTAGAGCATTAGGATTAGGAGTTCTTGGATGGCATACATATTTACAAGATAGAAATATTCCATTTGAAGGTTTAACTGCACAATTTGAAACTCGTAAGATTTTTTCACAAATCAAGATTGAATCTGAAAGAGCATCAAGAGATATGGCAACTGAAATGGGAGAACCTCTATGGTGTGTTGGGACTGGAATGAGAAACACACACTTAAGGGCTATTGCACCTACAGTTTCTAATTCTAAATTAGCTGGAAACGTTTCCCCAGGTATTGAACCTTGGGCAGCAAATGTATTCACAGAACAAACTGCTAAAGGAACTTTTATTAGAAAGAATCAAACTTTAGAAAAATGCCTTGATAGTATTGGTAAAAATACAAAAAAGACATGGGATCAAATTTTAAAAGATGGAGGATCAGTTCAAGGACTTGATTGGATAGATAATTACTCAGTACATATTGGTTCAAAAATAAATTTAGAATCAGGTTTAGGAAAACCTTTAACTAAAAAAGAAATTGAAAAAGAACCTCTTGAAAAACAAGGAGATTATATCCCTATGAAAGATGTTTTTAAAACATTTAAAGAAATTAATCAATTAGAGCTTGTAAGACAAGGTGGAATAAGACAACAATATGTCGATCAGGCTGTTTCATTAAATTTAGCATTTCCTACGGAAGCAGAACCTAAGTTTATTAATCAAGTTCATTTAGAAGCATACGAACAGGGTATTAAAACTTTGTATTATATGAGAACTGAATCAGTATTAAGAGGAGATATTGCGCAATCAGCAATAGACCCAGATTGTTTAAGCTGTGACGGATAAAAAACTGAAATAGCCAACCTGAAATATGGTTGGATTTTAGGACCGTTTTAGTTAACGGCACGGGGTAAGAAAAAGTTCGCTACTATTCTTACCCCATTTTTATTAGATATATAGATTAACAAATTAATAAAAACAATTTAAAAATGGCAAAAGTATTTTACGTGATTAATCACAACGAAGGCGAAGGAGGAGTAGATTTCTTCAAAACAGAAAAAGAAGCATTAGCTTATGGAAAAGAACAATTCGAACAATTCGAAATGGGTAAAGAAGTAGAAGATGAAGATGGATGGGTATACATTGGAGACGCATTAACATTTAAAAAAGGAATCTTATTTTCATATGAAGAAGACGGTACTAAGTTACAAGCAATTGAAGATGCTGATGCAAGACAATATGCTGAAGATCTAGAAGAAATGGGTTCTGCTGTATTCTTTGAAGGTTTTGTAAAAGGAATGTATTGTTTATTAGGTTACGATGTTAAAGGTAAAGGTATAAAATGGAGTTATACAGGTGATGGTATTAATGAAAATGAAGTTAAGAGTTCATTCAAATACGTGCACACCTTTGAATCATTTACTAACACCTATAAAAAATAAATAAAATTATTAAATTTTAATATTTTACCGCCAAACTACACTAAACCAGGACTTCAATCCTGGTTTTTTTATTTTTGAAACTTTTTACTTATTTTGCTTATAATACTCAAATAAGTTACTAAAAAATAAATATCATGAAAATTACAATTAACAAAGTTGATCAAACTAATTTTATCAACTTCATCAATAGACTTAAAGTTATCGATACTTTCGTTTATTTCAAGATTAAAAATGGTGTAGTTCAGGCTTCGGCTTATTTACCTCAAAGAGATGCGGTAAAACACCACAGATTACCAATCGGTCAAGTTTTTCAAGTTGAAGAAGATTCAATATCAACAGATAAAGAACTTAAAGTTGCTTTCTTTGATGCTCAAAAATTAACAGATGCTTTTAAGCAATTTGAGTATGATTCTATTCAAGGTGAATTAGAGTTTATTGAAAATGAAGATGACTTTGTTGCAACTAGCTTTAGAATCTATAATGATGAGCTTGAAATTACTTTAGCATGTTCAGAGCCTTCTTTAGGATATAAAGATCTTACAGATGCTCAGATTCAAACTATCTTTAACGTAGAAGATGCAAATTATAAATTTGACATGGATTACACTACGTTAAATAAAGTAAGATCTCTATTTGGATTAGATAAAGAAGAAACTTTTTCTATTGAAGCGAATGGAAAAGGTGTTAAGCTAACTGGAAACACATACAATATGCTAGTGACTCCTGATTATGATGGAGATTCTTCAGGTAAAGTTACATTATTCAAAAAATATTTAAATCTTTTAGACAAAGAAGATTATACAGCAAACGTATTAGATAATAGAGTTGTTTTAAAATCTAACGATTCTGAAACATTATTAACTATTGCAACATGTTCAACTGCTGAATAATATTAAATGATAGAGATACAGGAACTTATTGATAAACCAGAAAGCGAGCTTAGTGTTCAAGAAACTGAAACATTGATTGATCATTATCAAACAATGTCTGCAAAATACACAGCGTACGAACAGGCAGTTAAAGTAACACTAAACTCGATTTATGGTGCCTTTGGTAATAAATGGTTTCACTTTTTCGATATTGAAATAGCAGAATCAATTACATTACAAGGCCAAAGTGCCATTCTATATTCTGAAAAAATATTAAATAAATATTTTCAAGAATTTTGGCCAAAAGATACAGTAGTTCATGAACACTTTAATATTAGTATTAAAAATAAATTAGTAAGACCATCCGTAGTTTATATTGACACAGATTCTTGCTATGTTCAGTTTGAAGAAATGTATGAGTCTATTGAATGGTTAGGAGAATCAAAACCTCCTATTGATAAGTTTATTATGGATTTATATACGTTTAGACTTAGAGATTATATTACAAAATGTATGCAAAAATATGCAGATGTTACTAATACAAAAAACTTTTTATTCTTTGAATTAGAATCAATTGCATATTCAGGTATATGGTTAGCAAAAAAGAAATATTTACAAAATATTGCATGGGAAGATCGATTAGACGTTTCTGATAGATATGATTCTCTTAAAAAAATTAAAACAATTGGTTTTGATACAATCCAATCTTCAACACCGGCACTTGCACGTAAACATCTAACTGATGCTTTAAAAATAGTTCTTTCTGAAAAACCAACAGCAGATCTTCTTAAAAAGCTAGTAGATTATTTAAAGAAAGGTAAGAAAGAATTTAAATTAGCAGATATAGACCAAATAGCATTTAATAAAAGAACAAATAATATTGAAAAATATATCGTAGATGATACTATTGAATTTCAAATAGGATTAAAGTGTCCACCTAATGTTAAAGCAGCAGGATTTTATAATTTCTTAATGAATCAATCTCCTAAATATAAAAACAAATATAAAATGATAGGTAATGGTGAGAAATTAAAGTTATATCACTGTAAGCATTTATCGTGCGATATGTTTGCTTATTTACCAGGAGATCATCCTTATGAAATTGCGCCTGAGGTTGATTATGAACTACAATTTGAAAAAAGCGTAATAGACCCTTTAAATAGAGTATTGAAGGCAGTAGGTCTTCAGACTTTAAACAGAAATTTAATTTATTCAACATCATTATTTTAATATGAAACATCAAGCAAACTTTTACGAGACTATCGCTAGCATTACGAAAAACACTCCAAACAATATGGAGTTGGGTACTTCTATAAGATCTTTAATTAATAAAATTGAAGACTCAAAAAAGAAAGAAGCGATTAAAGACCCTAATCAAGTAACAATATTTCAAGATTTAGAAAATTATGGATCCTAAAAAATTAACAGAAAATTTAACGACAGAACAGTTAAAACAAGTACAAGAGTATCAGAAACTCCACATGAGGCTTAAAATTTTAAAAGCTCAAATGGCAGAAATTCAAGATGAAACGCATGACTTAATTGAAACTCTTGATAAAATGCGTATAAAAGATAATAAAAATAAAAACAATGGCTAAAAAAGATTTTACATTCGATGATTTAAATAAAGAACTAGCGGAATTAAATCCACTAGGTTCTGTTATGGATCAATCTAATTTTAGTGAAGTTACTGAATGGATTCATACAGGAAACTATCACCTAAATGCATGTGTTAGTGGTTCTCTATTTGGAGGATGGCCTAACAATAGATCAAGTTCAGTTGCAGGTCCTTCAGGAACTGGTAAAACATTCCTTACATTAAACTCAGTTAGAGAAGCAATTAACATGGGATATAATGTAATATACTATGATAGTGAAGCAGCTGTAGATAAAGAACAAATGATTAAATTTGGTATTGATATTACTAAAGTAAATTATCAACCAATGAATACTGTTCAAGATTTTAGAACTTCTATTACAACAATTACTCAAAAGATGCAAGAAATCAAAAGAAAAGGTGGAGAAATACCTAAGCTTATGATTATTCTTGATTCTGCCGGTAATTTAGCAACAGCTAAAGAAATCGCAGATGCTGCATCAGGTAGTGAAAAATCAGATATGACACGTTCTAAAATTCTTAAGTCTATCTTTAGAATTATTATGACACCATTAGCTGATTTAAAGATTCCATTTATATTTACAAACCACACATATCAATCTCAATCTTTTATTCCAATGCAAATCGCAGGAGGAGGAACAGGTCCAGAGTATGCTGCATCTATTGTATTGATGTTGAACAAAGCACAGTTAAAAGACGGAGCAGATAAAGTAGGTATTATTGTAACTGCAAAACCTTCAAAAAATAGATTTGCAAAACCAACACCTATTAAATTTCATCTAAACTTTAGTGAAGGTATGAATCCATACGTTGGATTAGAGCAATATGCAACTTGGGATATTTGTGGAATAACAAGAGGAACTATTGAGAAAGGAAAGAAAGTTCCTAAAGCAACTGCAAGAGGCTGGATTTGTGAGCACTTAGATTATGCAGTTCCTAACAAAGAATTCTTCACAGAAAAAGTATTTACTCAAGAAGTTCTTGAAAGAATTGAAGAACATATCCAACCTATATTTAACTATAACTCAGAAGCGGCAAGTTTAGATGTAGAAGAAATGTTACAAGAGGATTAATGAAAGCTAACGTTCATAAAATATTAGAAGATAAATTGCCTATAAAATATATTTTAGGCATTCAGGATAAACTCGAAGCGTTTCCTGATGCTTTCGATATTTTATACATATTTATTAACGAAGCGGTTAGACGTCCCGATAGACAAAAGGAAACATTCACGAAGCATGCTTTGATGAAATACCATTCTAAAGGTAATCATGAGAACGCAGAAGAAGGTCTTAAAAGAGGAATTCAATTAGGACTTTTAGAGCAAATTAAATTTGAAAAAGGAAAAGAAACTTACGAAATAAAAATAAACCCATATATATGATAGCAGTATTTGACGATTTTATACAAGATCAAGATTTATTAAACACAATAGCAAGAGAAGGAGAATCATTTTTTGTACCTACTGGAGACTATAAATACTGGAAAGGATGGTGGTCTAAAGACGCCGTTAATACAAAACAAAGATTAGCCCAATATATTTGGGGTGATAACTTTCCGCTTAAACTAAACTTAGAGGTTGACGGTTTTGAATATTGGACTGGTCTACAAACAGCCCTTGAAGATGGTAGAAGAAATTATTTAGAAATGCATTACGATGATGATGTTCATTTAAGAGAAAAAACAGGAGAAAGAATGTTTCCAATACTAGGATGTGTATATTACCCTCCAGGATTTGATTTTAAAGGAGGAGATCTATTGGTATATACTGATGGAGAAAGCAACACACCTGATCGTATTAAAACAAGACCAAATAGATTAGTAATTTTTAATCCAGGTGAGGTAGCACATTGTGTTGATACTGTAACTGAAGGAGTAAGAGGAGCAATTGCGATTAATATATGGGGACAAGAGCCGTGGTCAGTAGGTCAAGGATTTATTGGTGTAGAATAAAAGAAACAAATCAGTAAATTACACTATAACCTATATAAAAATAAACACGTATGAAATTCGGCGAAAATTTTGAAAAAATATTCTTTAAATTATCACTTTCTAAACCAAAATATTTAGATAAAATACAAAAGGGATTTTATGAATCTGATGAAATAGATATTTTACACGCTATAGCTAAGAAATTTCATAATAAATTCCACGAGTGTCCATCATTAGATCAGATGACATTACTTATATCTGATTCTAAATTTAAAAATAGAGTTGATGTTGATTTAATAGAAATAATATACTCTGTTGATTTAGCAGAATACGACGAAGAATGGTTAACATCAACTGCAGAATCTTGGATTAAATGGCGTAATTTTGATAATACTCTTATTGATACTATCGAATACGTTAAAACAACTGAAGTTACTCCTGAAAATGTAGACAGTATAGTTTCTAAAGTAAAAGGACTTATAAACGATAGAAATGCTATTGTATTTAATTCTGATTTAGGATTAGATTTCTTTAATCCGGATGATCACTGGGATGAAGAAAGACAGAAAGTAAGTAGCGGTTATCACTTCTTAGATAGAGTTTTAAACGGTGGTTATGATAAAGATGGTTCTTTAGTTGTTTATGTTGGAGAACAAAATATCGGTAAATCTATATTCCTAGCGAATGATGCTGCGAGTTTTGTAAAGATGGGAGTAAATACCGCGTTTGTTTCAGCGGAAATGGCAGCTCATAAAGTAATGAAACGTATTGGAGCTAATCTTCTTACTATTGAAATGAATGATTACGATGAGAAAGCTAAAAATAGAGATCTCATGAAGCGTAAGATTGAAACAGTTGGTGATGGTTTAACTCCACCTGGTCAATTATTTGTAAGACAATTTCCAACGTCACAGGCAACAGTACCAGATATTGAAGCATATTTAAAACAAATAGAAGAAGAAAGAAAAATAAAATTAGGCTGTGTTGTTATTGATTACATTAACATCTTAGCAAATTACAGAAATCTAAATTCAGAAAACATGTACTTAAAGATTAAGCAAATCGCTGAAGATTTAAGAGCAATGGGAGTACGTAATGGATGGTTAATTGTAACAGCGACTCAGATTAATAGAAATAATTATAATTCCAGTGATATTGGAATGGGAGACGTTGCAGAATCTGCAGGTCTTTCACACACTGCTGATATGATGCTTGGTATTATCCAAGACGATTTAATGCGAGCAAGCCAAGAATATTGGCTTAAAATCCTGAAAATCAGGGACGGTGAAGGTAAAGGAACTAAATGTAAACTTCATATTAATTATGGTTATATGAGACTTACTGAAACCGATGAGGTAACTAATTCAAACATACACAGTTTATAATGGGAAGAACTAAAAGAGATAAAATATTCGACAATACGTTTGAAGAAACGGAATATGAATTTGACACTTCAATGACTTTTAATCTAGCACCACACATGGTAGATAATAGATCAGAGGAAGATAAAATTGAAACTAGAATTATTGCCGATACTATTCATGAGTTAATAATCAAATCTAGATTTAAACACTTTAACAATATTGATGAATTTCAACAAACAGTTAAATTAAAAAAGATAGACATCAACGAAGTATATGGATATATTAGTGATGAAACAAGAGATACACACTCTTTAATAGAGGTTTTCTCAGAGCTATGCGATTATTTTAACATTAATCCTAATAGATTTTACCAATCTCTTGGTAATAAATTTAAAGAAGAACTAATTGAACAATTAGACGAAAGAACTAATATTTTACAAAGAAAAAACATAAATAGATTATTCTAATATGATTGACCCTAAAATCTTAAACAAACCCGTTAAAAGGATTTGGATATTAGGAGATATGCACTTAGGTGTTCGCTCTAATTCTATGGAGTGGCTCGATATTCAAAAAGACTTTTATGAAAATGTATTTATACCTACTTTAAAAGAAAATGTAAAGGAAGGAGATATATTAGTTCAAGTTGGAGACGCGTTTGACAATCGTCAAAGTATAAATTTAAAGGTATTAAATTATGCTGTTGATTTTTTTGAAAGAGTTGGAGAAATTCTACCAACCCATGTGATATGTGGAAATCATGATATATGGGCAAAGAAGAGCAATGAAGTAACTTCAATTGATAGTTTAAAATGGATTCCAAATGTAGCAATATATAAAGAACCTAAAGAGTTTAAATGGGCTAATAAAAAAGTTTTATTAATGCCATGGAGAAGAGACACAGAACATGAAGTAGAAACTCTAGCAAAATATCCACATACAAATATAGTTTTTTGTCACTCTGAAGTTAGAGGTATTAAATTAAATTCTAAAGTAACAAATCATCACGGAGTTGAAGCAAATTCTTATGATAATTATGAAGCGGTTTTTTCAGGTCATATACACTATAGACAACGTAAAGGTAAATTAAGAATGGTTGGCGTTCCATATCAATTAACTAGATCTGATGCAAACAACGAAAAAGGATTTGACCTCGTTGATTTAAGTGACATGAGCGAGACTTTCTTTGAAAATACTAGATCACCTAAATTTATTAAGAAGTATCTTACAAGTCTATATAATGTACCTTTAGGTGAATTTAAAAATGAGATTGAAAATAATTTTGTAGATCTATTTGTTCCATCTTATATCGCAGCATCTAATTCTTTATCTAAATTAATTAATAAAATACAAGAAGGTGCTCGTAAAATAGAACCAAACATATATGAACAAGATACGTTTATAGATAAAGACATGTATGACATGGATGAGATCGAAGATATGTATAAAAATTACAACATTTTACATTTGTGTAATATGTATATCGACGGAATGACTCATGATGATGAAACAAAATTACAGATCAAAGATAGAATAAAGAAGCTGCATGATTTATGTGCGTATAATTACGATAACGACAAATGAGAATCCAATCTATAGAATTTAAGAATTTTGCAAGTTATGGAAATTCAATTCAACGTTTAGAATTTGAAGATGAATCTTCAGAGTTATTTTTAACACTAGGTAAAAATGGCCACGGTAAAACTACTATTGCGAATGCGATTGTTTTTGCGTTATATGGTAAAGTCGAAGGAGTTAAAATGGCAGATCTGCCAAATAGAATTAATAAAGAACTTTGGGTAAAGGTTAATTTATTATGTGGAACTAATGAAGTTTCAATAGAAAGAGGATTAGCTCCTAATAAATTTGAAGTTAAATTAAATGGAGTTGAATTTGATAAAGCTGGTAAAAGATCAGTTCAAGAATATTTAGAAGAAGAAATATTTGGAATTCCATACCATGTATTTAAAAATATTATCATATTGTCAGTTAATGATTTTAAATCTTTTTTAACAATGACAAATAATGATAAAAAGCAAATCATAGATAGAATGTTTGGATTTTCTATTCTTAATGATATGCAACGTCAAATCAAAGAACAGCGTAAAAGTTTAAAAGTTGAATTAGATGTTTATGATAGAGAATTAAAACAATTAACTGAAAATATTACTTCAGTTAATATGAAACTTAATGAAATGCTAGCTGAATCTAATAAAAAAGATAAAGCTAAAATTCAAGAATTAAAAAATACTCTAAAAAAATATGGAGATAATAAAGATAAATTAGTTGATGCACAAACTAAAATATCAAACTCTATTAAGGATTTAAATTTAGTAAATCAAAGCGCTACTCAAGATAAATCAGATCTTGAATATGAATTAAAAGAACTTAAAAAGAAATTAAGCCTTTATGAAAGTAATTCATGTCCAACTTGTACGGCTCCTTTAACTTCTGATTTTCATGAAGATAGAAAAAAAGAATTAGAAGCTTTAATATCAGATTTACCTAATAAAATTGCAGATGCCAATAAAGATGTTTTAGATATTAAAGATAAAATATTTTTAATGAATCAAAAAAACGATCAGGTTCGAGAAAAAGTTGCTTCAATAAATACAAATATATTAAATCTCAAAAAAGAGTTAATTACTATTAAAGATTCTATTGACAGTGAGGGTAATTTTCCACACATGAAAGAATTAATTAAAGGGTTTGAATCTCAAGAATCTGAAAAAACAACATCACAGTCTAAAGTTAATAGTGATTATTATTTTTTAGAAAATATAGAAGAAATATTAGGTGAAGATGGTGTAAAAAACTTGGCAATTCAAACAATATTACCAGGGCTAAATACAAACATAGCGGCAATGGCCCAAACAATGCACCTTCCGTTTCATATTAGATTCAACGATAAGTTTGATTGTATTATAAATCACTTAGGAGAAGACATCAACCCACTAACATTATCGACAGGCGAGCGTAAAAAAGCAGACTTTATTGTTATTATTGCAATCATTAAAATATTAAAATTAAGATTTCCACAATTAAATCTGTTATTCTTAGATGAATTATTAAGTTCAGTAGATGCAGATGGGGTTCATAATATTCTTAAAATATTAAGTCAAGTAATCAAAGAGAGCAAGATTAATACATTTGTAATTAATCACTCAGTTCTTCCACATGAATTATTTGATAAAAAAATACAAATATATAGAGAAAATGGCTTCTCTAAATTTGAGATAGAAGCTATAGAATAAAAATTAATATGGCTTCATACAATTTAAAATACAATTCAGACGACAGTGTCGTTAGACATTTAATCATAGGCTTATTAGCAGACTTAAATAATAAGCTATATTTCTACAGACAAGTAGATTCAAATACCCGTAAGGCAATTGATGTTCCTTTTTATTATTCAATAACAGGGGATGATCAATTTTTAAGAGATAATTTTTTATTTTCTACAGCGTCTGGACCTGATTGTCACCCTGATGTAGGGTTTGCCGATGGTAATTATGATGTTGTTCCAAGAGGAGTTGCAAGAGTAACGGGAATGGCTATTGATTCAGGCAGTTTAGTAAATAAACGTAATGTTGGAAGCTATACTAAAATGAATAGCGAAGGCGCTATGGAAGGTTATCAATCTGAATTTGAAATGATTCCTATAGAGCTTTCATTTGATATTGAGATTTTAGTTAGCTCTACATTAGATGCTTTTAAAATAACTGAAATGATGGTTAAGACTTTATATAAGTCTAATACCTTTAATGTTGAGGTTGGTCATTTAGACGAGGCAACATATAGATTAAATTCATATTATGCAATTCCTGAAGATTTTGAAATACAAAATCCAATTGATTTTACTTTTGATGATAAAGATAAATATAAAATAACATTTCCAATCGTAGTAAATTCATTTATACCTGCTTTTGAATTTGATTCAGAAACGCATGTTGGTAATAGAATGTTTGAAATTGTATCTTCGGTAGTTTCAAAAGGAAGTTTAGAAGATGAAACAATAGCAACAAACAGAGGAGATACTACAATGGTTATAGATTCTACATTAACATCTAAGCCATCTCAAAATAATAGCAATTTTGCAGCAGACACTTCGTTTAACGCAAGTGATAGATACATTCCAAACGCTGGAAGTTCTAATTCAACACCATTGATTATTGACGCAAATCAACAACAATCACCGCTTGTTCTTTCCCCTGGAACAATAGGACAAGAATCGGTTATTATAGCAGCAAACGGTACTATTCAAATAGATACTTCTAATTTTGAAGGACCTCAGTCAATTGAGATTTTAGCAGGAGGAGCAATAAGTATTAAATATTATCAAGACTCTTGGTATGTTGTAGGGCATTCTAATAGTAATGTCACTTATTAAAAAACAAACAAGCGATGAAAACAAATATATTATCTCCATTTTTTAAAGACAAAAATTCTTCAACATTTTATATTAATGGTAGAACTTTTGAATTAAATAATAATATTCTAACAGAAACTGAACACATAAGTAATACTTTAAAAAATGCGATTAATGCATTTGAGTCGTTTGAATTTTTAACTAATAAAATAAACTGGTATAATGGATCTTCTCAATTTGAATATCTGATTAAAGAAAACATCTTTAAGGTCAATGGAATTGAAATAAATGGTTCTTTCACAAACCACGTTCTACAAGCAGGTTTAGTAAGGTATAATAATAAGAATAAATCTGATTTATTTGAATCTTTACCAAATTTAATTGAAAACTTTATAGTTTTAGATTTTGTAGCTTCATTTAATAATAAAAATATAAATGTTGATTTATTTAAAATAAACGAAAGTGTATATGTTTCTAGATTTAATTCAGAAACAAAAATTGCAAGATTTTTTAAAGCAGATTCTGCAAATACAGCACTTAATATAGTCTCTGAAGAAACTAAATTAGACGCATCTTCTTTTTTATTAGATTTATTAGAAGGAGAATCTAAAACAATAGCAGACATAAACGCAAAAATAGAATCATACGAAGATATAGTATCATTTTTAAAAGATCAAAGAGGTTTATTAGCAGAGGCTGATAAATCAATTTCTGAAATAAAAGCAGCTGATATACTTATTACAAAAGAAATATTAGATTGGAAAAATAAAATTGCAGAGTTAAAGAAGTAATTAAGAATTACATATTACTCTAATTAAGGGAACGAAAGTTCCCTTTTTTTATTAATAAACAAATTGCATTTTTACTGTATAACCTTTAAATAAATTAAATTATAAACAGTGCCACGTAAAAAGAACTACCTTAACAATAAAGATTTTCATGCAGAAATGAGTCTTTCAAAAGAACAAGACACACTTACTCCAACAGCAGAGAAGATGTTACTTCTACTTGCTGAAAAGGCAATAAATAAGATGCGATATGTTAACGAAGATGATAGACATGACTGTCTTCAATTTGCTATTTTAGACCTTCTTAAATATTGGAGAAACTTTAACCCTAAATATCCTAATGCATTTGCGTATTTTACAGAAATTGCAAAAAGAGGATACGCTAAAGGATGGAATAAAATTCATCCACAAAAATATAAAGGAACTATATCAATTGATGGATATGGATCTGATAAAGGAGGAGAACAGTCTGGAATCTATACAATATAACATGTCAATAAAGAATGTTAAACCAACTAAAAACTCAGGATTTAATCAAGGTTATTTTATCCCTAACTTTCCTGAGAAATATATCGGACCAACTCCGATTATATACAGAAGCTCATGGGAGCGCAAATTCTGTATTTGGTGTGACATGAATGATAAAGTATTAAATTGGTCAAGTGAGCCTGTTGAAATTAAATATTGGTCGAGACAAGATAATAAGGCACGTAAATATTATCCTGATTTTTATTTTAAACAAAAACAACAGGATAATTCTAATAAAGAATATTTAGTTGAAATTAAACCAAAGGCACAAATTCAAAAACCAGAACCTCCTAAGAAAAATTCAAAAAAAGCTATAAAATCTTATAAATTTCTGGCAGAGCAGTATGTTAAAAACATGGATAAATACAATGCTGCTAAAGAATATTGTGAAGGTCGTAACTGGAACTTTATAGTATTAACAGAAGACACTATATTAAATGGGCTACGTTAAAAAACAAATAAGAGAATTAACAAAAAGCGCTGGTAGTAAAAGAGCTGCCAGAAAGGCTGCTGAGAAATGGTTTAATGATGGTGTTAGTAATAAAAGTGTAAAAGAAGCAGCTTATGTTAGAAATAGATTTGAACCTGGAAAAATATACATATTTGAATATGACCCTATTACACCAGATCTCGAATTTTTCGACAAAAACCCAGTAGTACTCGCTTTAGAACAATTAGATAATAACAACGATTTAGGAGTTAATTTAAATTTATTACCAATTAGAGTTAAAGAAGATTTATTAGATGATCTATATAGCAGGGTACAAGGTCAAATAAAAAGTAATTCAACAGGTGTAAAATATTATAACGCAAAAACACAAGGAGGATTAAGAATAACGTACGACGGTATGAAATCGTATTTACAAAGATCCGGATGTGATTTTGCAATCAGACAATATAAACCAAGTAGAAAACAAAAACAAGCAGTTGTTAGTTATTCTAAATGGCCAGAGATAGCACTATGTGATTTTATTGATTTAAATGGTGTTACAATGAAACAAATTAGAAGATTGTTTTCTAAGAAATAAAAAAAGAATATATAAACAAAATTAATATTATATTATAATGGCAGGATTCGTAGATAGAAATGGACCATTAAGCTACAACAAGAAATCATTTACACTGAGAGATCAGCTAAAAAAGCTAAGCTCTTTTGGTATGTATTATGATGATTTAGTACTTAGGCAATCACAGGCAATAGGTCCGATTGAAGACGCAATAGGTTTTGGTCAAATAAACCAAATGGGAGTAGACTCAGATGATATGTATGGAGCGTTTGCAGCTCTTTCAATGTCTGATACAACAATGCGTAAGAATATACCGTTCTTCGATCAAAATTACGAAAGTAAGCGTAATGAATTAAGAGCATTTTCAACGTATGATGAAATCGAAGATATTTTAGATATTCTTTGTGATGAATCAGTTGTTTATGATAATAAAAACTTTTTTGCAACTCCTGAACTTATAGGAATGGATGTTAGTGAAGAAGTTGAAAAATATTTACAAAAAGCATATCGAGATATTTATCAATATTTTGGATTTAATCAAGACCAATCGGCATGGTACTTTTATAGAAAGTTCTTAGTTGATGGTTATCTTTCTTTTGAAATAGTTTATAACCCTGAGCAAACTCAAATTATTGGATTTAAAGAAATTGATCCTATAACATTAATTCCAGGATATAATAAAACGGATGGTAAGAAAGTATGGACTCAATTTAAAGACGATCCAGTTAAAGAGAGAGTTCTATATGACTCTCAGATCATTTATATTTCTTATTCATCAATTACCACAGCCTCGAGAGTAAGTTACTTAGAGAGACTTATAAGGTCATTTAATTTAATGAGAATTATGGAACACACTAGAGTAATCTGGGCTGTTACTAATTCTTCTTATAGAATGAAATTTATAATCCCAGTTGGTGGTAAATCTAAAACAAGAGCAAAACAATCACTTGCTCAGTTAATGAATAACTATAAAGAAGTTGTAGATTTACC